GCGTCTTTCAAAGTCTGTTAGCGCACTAACTGGCTTACCAATAGCACGTGCATAATCTTCAGTAGCTTTACCAACTTTAGTAAAGATACCCAATTCGTCCAGCAATTCAGGCTCAAGCTTAGTAATACCACGAGTCAAACGGCTAACAGCATCTGACATATTAACGCCTAAAGCTTGTGATGCTTTCTTGGCAACGTCACCTAGCTTTAAAAATTGTGCTTGTGATAATCCGCTAGAAACAGCTTTTGCTGTTGCTTCCATAGACTCACGTAAGCTAATAGCTCCACCGCTAGCTTCTGCGAATCGTTTAGCTAATCCGCCCATTGCTACACCGCTGGCAGCTCCAAGTTGATTTAAACCTTGAATCATGTTTGTGGTGTCCATAGCTTCGCTGAGTGCGCGAAAAGCAGCACCCGCAGCAAAGATATTAGCGGCATATACAGCGTATAGTCGAACTAAACCGTCTAGTTCACGTGATTGCTTAGCAAAGTCACGACCACTCGCACCTGTGCCTATAGTTCCACGAGCAGTATTATATTCAGTTTGTTGAAAAGCGGCATTGGCAGCACGTGATCCGCCCTTTGTACCCTTCATTAACTCTTGTGTACGCTCAAGTGTTTTATTTAGGCGTTTGCCTGAAGCATCTACGGCATCAACCGACTTTGTTGCGTCTTTTAGCTCAAAGCCTACAGTTATTTTTGACATTAAGCCCCCTCCTTGAATGGTTAAGTGGCATTATTAAAAAATTTAGATATTTTTCATTAGGACCATTATAGCACATATGGTCAAAATTGTCAATATCTAAAATTTTAAAGCATAAAAAAGCCCACTAAATTACTTAGCGGGCTTTTCAGTTTTTTGTTTATTATTGATCTCTTGTATTCTTACACCATCTATGGTGCGAACAAGCATAGTTATAAACTTTCTATCTTCTTGATCGATTTCTGTGGCTTCTAAAACTTCTTGAATACCGATTAGTGATTTACCTAAATAAATACCATTCATCGAATCCCACTCATCTCGAAGCATCCTATATGCAATTAGTGCTTGCTGAACTTCTAGCGGAAAATCCTCGAATTCAACAGGAACTTCGTCATCTTTAGGCTGATTGCCTAAAGCTTCGCACATTTCAAAATATGCTTCCTTGGACATTGCTACACTACTATTTTGCATATAGTTTGTCAGCAACTTAGTAACTTGACTTAGTTGCTCTTCGAAAAGTTTCCCAAGTCTGAGACCTGTTCGCTGATGAACCCATCAAAATTACTTGAGTTTTTCATCAAGTACAATGCGTTTTCGGCGGTAAAACCTAGTTCATCATCAGGCTTTTGACCACTTAAATCAACTGGAGCAAGTTGCTCAAGATACGATAATTTAAGCCCAGACCAACCTTTAACGGCAGCTTCAACATAGAGTTGCAAGAACAAGTCTTCGTTAAACTCTTCGGTAGCTTGTCGATTTTTAAAAGAAGTTTTTGTTGACTTCTTACGAATGTTAAGCAATGTTTCACGGCTTAAAAACGCAAGATTAACTTTGAAACCAGGCATGCCCGGATATTCAACTTCAACAGATTTACTGGGAACTAAAAGGGATTTTAAAGAAATTTCAGACATATTTTTATTATTAAAGAATACAATGGGCTAAGCACCATGCTTAGCCCAGATCAGTTTATTAAACTTGTGGAGTTGTGTAAGAGATTGACAACTCGTTTGCAACACCAATATCAAAGTTGCTGGAAGCAGAACCTTGAGCAGTAAAGTTAATGGTTGTTGAAACAACTTGTTCAGCATTAACTGTTGGGATTGTTAACACAACTGCAGGCATTGTAAAGTCAACTTTAGTAGTACCAGTACCACCTAAAGATATCTTCATGTAAAATGCAGGGCTAACAGCAGTTGCTGAATTGGTCAACATGGTGCTCATCAAGTCAGCACTAAAACCAGTACCTGTACGCAAATAAGCATTTAAGCTACCGCTAATAGCACGTGTACTTGTAAAATAAGTAACAGGCTTATTAACAGTTGCCAAGTTGGCAGGTGTTAAATAAGTAACGTTGTTGCTAATTGTCAAGCTGCCACCAGTGATTGGTATAGTATAAGCAGTACCGCCTGCACCGATACCTTCATCTAAGGTAACAACGCTGAGTTTGTTAGCAATATAAGGGGCAGTAGTATTCTTTTGCAAGAAATTACCAGCAACTGAACCACTTAATGTTCCAGCGCCAATAGTTGGACTAGTGATTTGACGTAAAACACCGCCTTGTCCTGCCCACTGTACTGAAGCAATAGCGTCCAGACCAAAGTCGATAGTAGCAGTATTCAATACGCAATTGTCAATAACAAAGGTAGTTTCGTCAACTACAATAATCAAGCCAAAAGCCAATAATTGATGCTTGTCTGAGTTTGTTACCACACAGGTAGCAGAACTAGCACCATCTGTCCAAGCAGGATTTGCACCACCAATTTCAGAAGCCGAGAACATTGCGTTCCATAGTACTGATTCTTCGCAGCTGATGGTTGAACCAATGTCTGCGGGTCGCATGTAGGTTGTAAACGAAAAGTCAGCAGGATCTAGTGCAGTGTTAAAACTACGCTGTCCACGAACTGGTGCAGCACCGGCTTCGTTTAATGTGACTGTTTCTGAAGTAGTGTTTTGTGAGAAGGAGAATCCTTCCAAAACTTGAATTTCACGGGTATTAGCCGTAGTGAATCCCGTAGTTTTAACCGCACCTGTAGTTATATCTACATTGCTTGTGTAAAATACGCGACTATTACGAATTAAATTAAATGCCATATTTTATTTCCTTGTGGTTGGAACGTAAGGCACACCTACTAGACATTTATCTGTTTTGGTGCCGATAACGTTATTGTAGTGCATACCGCACTTGTAGGTTAATCTCTCCGACACCGTAAGGAACTAACAGCCCTTCGTCGGTCATTATCGACTGAATTAATATTTCGGTCGTTTCCAGGCTATTATCCTGGTCGTAGACTAATACGCGATTAGCATTTATACAAGTTTCTAAATCGTGTAATAGGGTTTCTAGCGCGAACTGAGGGTTGTCTTGATCTCGGACATATACTTTTAGCGATATGTTTAAAAAACACCAAGTAAAGTCAGCTGGATGATACTCACGAACCTCTGTGCCTGGAACTAAATATACTGCTGGAAAGTCTTGTATTTCGTCCCAGAACTTTAGCTTTGCATAACTGTTATCATATAAATTTGATGTATAAGGGCCAGTACCATCAATTGTTTTTAATTTTTCTGCAAGTGCTTTTGCAATACTATTTCGTTTGCTCATATGGGTATAGCCCTTAATTGATTGGTAACTACCTGTGAGGCAATATCTCGTATAGACTTACCGATAAGAAGTTTAGGATCTCGGGTTTTTGGTCTTTCTTGTTTACCACCAGCACTAAAAGTTGCATAAGGATTTTTCATATAACTATAAAAAACAGTAATTAAACCTTCGCGGCTTTGGGTAAGATGGTCTATATTAATTGTACTAGCAAATCTGCCTGTTCTATAATTAAGTATGTCTTTTCTATTTCCATCACCCATGTTAGCACTAACTACGTCCTGTATCTGAGAATTTAAAATAGCAAGTAAGTTTACTAAATTTACTGTTTTTGGTAAAGCTTGCTTTTTTACTTCTCTTTTTGCCTTAGTAACTTTTTGTTTAAGGGTTTTTAATTCTGCTTTTGTTGTTCGAATATCTGCCTTAGCTTTAGCAGTACCTACAACGTTTCTAACAGTTAACTCAGGTAGACTACCTATTGTTCCTGTGTACTCACTCTTTAATTTTCTTTTTTTACCGCTAATAGTGGCGACTAATCTGTCTTCTATTAGCTTTACAATAGCAGGGGAAGATTCTAGTTCTACTAAACTTTGAGAGCCTTCGGATAGTAGACCTTGTTTAATAAAACCATCTACCATACTGTCTAAAGCTTTTTCTACTAAGCTTTGGTTGCTGTAACCTACTTGTTTTAAAAATCCGCGAATACCTGTGTTTTGTTTGCCAACAACCTGTGCAACTGCACTACCTGCTGCTTGTTGAGCAGCGCTACCTTGCCATTCAATAAGCCAACTAGAATCAGTTTTACGATACTTAGCACCTAACTTAGTTTTTAAACCTTTAATATCGCTAGTAGCTTCATCATACTCTTCTACAATATCTAGTAGCGTATCTATAAACTGATTTAAAGCATTTAGTTCTTTTTCAAGTTGTACTGCAGGTACTCGGCGTCTAGGGTCTTTTAATGCTTCGCCTATACTGCCTTTTGTTCTCTGTAGTAAAGTATTTGCCCATCCATAGACATGGCCTTTATCGTACTTTTTATTTTTTATTTGGTTTAAAACTGTTTGAGATACATTGCCAGCATCTTGAGCACCAGCATCTGCAGCTATTTGCTGTAGGTAGTCTGCTACTGTTTTATTTAAACTTCTGAAGTTTAAACTTTTAAAAATTACTGTTTCTTGACCTGCGGTACTATGATAAACTACAGCCTCAGGCACTTGTAAATATTTGCCAGATTTTATTTCATTAAATATAGTGGTGGCAGTAGTGTCCCCTAGTATTCCTTTGAGCTGCTCTAGTGGAATTATTAAATCTACACTTGAGTTTTCTATTTCTGCTCTACTAGATTCACGAGTTTGCTGTAAGATTGAAGCAGTGTTTCGTTGGCCAGAAGCCCATTCTTTTAGTTCAGGTACTTTGTTTAAAGTACGTCTAAAAGCTTCTGCGCTCATGTAAAATCCGCCATATACTGATCTAGCACACGCTTAATCGCTGCGGGAAAGTTGCTGGAAGCGATATAAGTAATCTGCGTAGTATTAGGAGTAATGTCGCGAGTACTGTGTACAGCACCATTGTTCCTTGAGTAGTATTCTACTAAATCTAATACTGCTAGTTTTAAATCTGCGGGTACTGTTTCGTAGCCTGCAAAATAAGTTACTTTGTAACCATTGATTTGTTCTGGAAATCCACCAGGATTTAAACTAATAACATAATCGTCACGTGCTACCCAATCTGTAAATTTTACAAGATTGCTGTATGTCTTACCATAATCTGCACTATAAGCTACTGAATTAACTGATACTACTGGAGTTTCTTTTAATATGATTTGTTTAAAGCCACCATCAAATACTTCTATTTTGGCCTCGTCGTAGTAATCAATGAAGGTACGACGGCAATATGTTTTTACTAAGTCGCTGACTTTGGGTATTAAGAAGTCGATTTCTGCATCAGAGTTTACACTTGTAATTCCTAAGTAAGCTTTGTATTCTGCTTTTGTTACTAAATTTGTTGCCATAAATACCTCGCTTGTTTTATAAAGGCACAGAATACCTTTATAAAACAAGACCCCCGAAAGGGTCTTGTTAACAATTACATCATCAAATTAAGATGCTGTATACTTGTGAGCTGTAACAGCGTTACCTAAGTTAGTAGTAACACGTGTCATACCGGTACGGAGGCTAGCCACCATAACGCGACGCTGTGTTTCAACCAATTCTTGGGTATCGATACGGAGA